CTGTACGTCGTCGACGTCCGCAGCCAGCCGGGCAAGCTCCGGCCGGCCTACGGCACGAGCTGGCCGGCGACCCGGTGCCAACCGCACGCGCTCACGGTCACTTTCACCGCCGGCTACGGGGCCGCGGCGGCTGTGCCCGCGGCGTACAAGGCCGCGATCAAACTGTGGGCCACGTGTCACTACCAGCACCGCGGCGATGCGGACGTCGAGTTGCCGCCGGCGTTCTATCGGCTGCTCGACCCGGATCGGATTTGGTGACACGACGAGACGGACGGAACGAGAATCGCGAGCCACGAAAAGCACGAAAGACACGAAGGGTAGGATCAGTGTGCCCCGAGGAATGACCGTCGGCGAGCTGCGGCAGAAGGTCGAGATCCAGGCCCCGCGGCCGTTGCCTCCGGACCGCTCGCCTGAAGGAGATCCCGAGCCGGCGGTCGCGTTTGAGACGATCGCCCGGCGTTGGGCCAAGCTCGAACCGGTGAGCGGGAACGAGACCTGGCAACAGCAGCAAGTCCAGGCCGAAGTCACGCACACGCTCACGCTCCGCTACCTCGCGAGTTTGACCCCGGCTTGTCGCGTCCTGTACCAGGGGAGAGTTTTTCATCTGGTCAGTTGCCTGAACGTGGGCGAGCGGAACGAGTGGACCGTCTGCCAAGCGGTCGAGCAAGTGTCGTGCGGCTCCTCCTGACCACGAAACAAGTGACCCGCACCAATGGCCCCGGCCCCGATCGAAGTCAAGATCGACCCGGCCGAATGGTGGGCCACCCAGCGGCTGCTCGACGAGCTGCCCGCGAAGCTGCGCAACAAGGCCCTGCGGCCTGGTCTGCGGGACGGGGCGAAGACGATCGCGGTCCTCGCGAAAACGCTGTGCTCCGTCGGCGAAACGAAGCGGCTGCGGAGGTCGATCAAGGTCCGGGCGGCCAAGCGAAAAAAGAAGGATGTCCAATCCTTCCTCGTGACGACGGGACTCAGCTCGAACCTCTTTAGCGGCCAAGCGTACTACGGCGGCGTCGTCCATTACGGGAGCCAAAAAAACAAACACCCGAACCCGTTCCTGGAACGCGCGGCGGACCTCGGCGGGCCGGCTGCGATCACGCGGATCCAGGCCCGAATCATCGCGGAGCTGGAGAAGGTCAAGGCGTGATTACGACGGCCCTGATCGAACACCTGAAGCAGAGATCCGACGTGACGGCGCTCGCCGGCGACCGCGTCTATCCGCTGGCTGCGCCGCAGGGGGCGGGCTTCCCGCGCGTGCTCCTGACCCGGATCGACGGGGGACATGACAGCGACCTCGACGGTCCGAGCGGCTGGAGCCAACCGCTGATCCTCGTGCAGTGCCAGGCCGAGCGCTATGCGCAGGCCCGCGACTTGGGCCAAGCGGTGTTTGGAGCGCTCGGCGGTTTGCGGGGCTGGGTCGGGTCCGTCCGTGTGACCGGATCGAGCTGCGTCGGTGACAGCGAATCCGCGGAGCCGCAGGAGTCCGGCAAGGGGACCGCCTACTACGAGCGGGCCTTAACGTTCCTCGTGAGTTACGACGAGCCGATCCCCGATCCCAATTGACCCCTGATCCCAATTGACCCCTGATCCCAATGGACCCCTGATCCCAATGGATCGGGCCACGGACTGAGACGGACATGAACAGCCAAGGCACCACGATCACGCTCGACGGGTCTCCCATCGGGGAGGTCATCTCGATTGATCCGCCCGGCAAGGAGCGGACCATCCTCGACATGACCCCGCTCGAAGCCGAGGCGGACGAGGTCGAGCCCTCGTCGCTCCAGCGGACGACCGAGGGGACGCTCGTCGTCAACTACGATCCCACGCTCGCCTCGCACGTGGCCCTGCAAGACGCGCAGCAAGAGCGGACCCTGTGCGCCTTTGTCATCACGTTCGCCGACGAGGACGAAACGCCCTGGCCGTTCAACGCCTACGTCACCAAGGTCAAGCCGGCCACGATCGAAGTGGACGGCAAGGTGACGTGCGAGTTCGGCTTCAAACCCTCGGGCGAGTGCCCCTGGCCGGGCGAATAAACGGCCGGGCGAATAAACCGCTCTCCTCTCTTCTACCTCGTGCGCCCCGTTCGCCTCGTTCGTGCTTTTCGTGCCTTTCGTGGCCCGTTCTTCCCTCCCGTTTTTGGCTCCCGTTCTCCACTCCCGTCCTTCCCTCGTGCTTTCGGAGGCCCTCGTGAGTCTGAACGTGAACCTCAACGTGGGCCTGGCCTGGCGGTTGCTCGGCACGAGTGACCTGGGCAATCCCAAGGACAGTGACAGTTACCGGTACGCCCTGGCCCTGGCCAGCGGGACGGGCCTGAACCAGGCCGACGTGATCTTTCACGACCGGCGCACGCTGGCGGGGAGCGGGAACGACGACCTCGATTTGCGGGGCGCGCTCACGAATTCGATCGGCGGCGCGGCCGTGTTCGCCAAGGTCAAAGTGATCCTGGTGGTCAACCGCAACGTCGTGGCCGGCGACAACCTGCGGATCGGGCTGGGGAGCAATCCCGTGGCCAGTCCCTGGGTGGCCTCGGGAGACGGGGCGGTCATCGGTCCGGGCGGGATTTTCCTGACCGCGAATCCCTCGCTGGCCGGGTTCGCGACCACGGCCGACACCGCAGACATTTTGCGGATCGCGAATCCGGGGAACAACAGCATCGACTTCGACCTCCTCCTCCTCGGGACGTCCGCCTAGCCGCCTCTTTCGATCCCGCGTCCTGCGTCTTTCGTCCTGCGTCTTTCGTGCCTTTCGTGCGGTTCGTGGTTTTTGGCTCGCGGTTTTTCGGAGAGAATTAACGATGCACGCACTGACCCGCGACGACCTTTTCGCCGCGCCGACGATTGAAACCGTCGAATTGAGCAACGGCAAGACGGTCCGCATTCGGCCGCTGACCGTGGCCCAGATGGACCGCTTCCGCGAACTCTCGCAAGGCAAGGACGGCAAGCCCAACTCCGCGAACGAGGGGAAGTGCGAAGCGTACCTCGTCTCGAAAGGTCTCGTCGACGACAACGACCAGCCGCTCTTCGACTTCGCCCAGGATCGCGAGCGCTTGCTGGCGGCCCCGGGCAAACTCCTCGAAGAGCTGGCGCATGAGGTCCTGATGCGTTCGACGCGGTCGCCGCAAACCGAGGAGGCGGACGACGAGGACCTCCGAAAAAACTCCGTGCTGGCGGATCCGCCAGCACGCTCTTCGCGCTCGCGCTCGCTCTCGGACTGAAGCACCCCGACGAGCTGCGAGAGCGGCTCACGCCGCGGCAGCTCCGGGACTGGCTCGTCTATTACGAGGTCCTGCCGCTCCCCGAGGAGCGCGCCGATTTTCGCGCGGGCGTGATCGCGGCTCAGGTCCTCAGCGTGTGGCGAAAGAAGGGGGCAGAGCCCCTCGACCCCCGGCGGTTTTTTCCGTGGCTGCCGCAGCGGGCGAAACCTCGGCAGTCCGCGGCCCAGCTCAAAGAAGCCTGCCGCGCGATCGCCCGGCAACAAACGCGGAGCTCCAAGCAAAAGAAGTCCCGCGGACGGAAGCCGCGTCGTTCGCGTTCGCGGTAGTGCCTTCCTGGGGTCGTTTATGAACCTAGTGGCTTGCGAAACGTGCGTCGTGCAGACGCTCAAACGCATTCACGCGCTCGTCAAACGCTGGAGTCGTCGATGTCCGTCATCAAAACCTTGGCCGTGTCCCTCGTCGCGAGGACGTCGGGCTTTGGGCCGGCGCTCAAGGGCGCGGCCCGGGACGTCCGCGCGGTCGGGGCCAGCATGACCAACACGCAAGCCGTCTTCGCCGGCGGCGCGGCCGGGATCGCAGCCGGGGCCGTCGCGCTCGCGGCCAGCCTCGCGCAAAGTCTCGGCCGGGCGCTGGTCGGCGTCACGCGGGATGCGATCGCCTTCGCGCAGACGACGACCCAGCTTGCCGGCAGCACGGGGCTTTCGACGGAGCGCGTCGCGGCCCTGAGTGTCGCGGCCGAGCAGACCGGCCAGAGCGTGCAGACCGTCGTCGAAGCCGCGGCCGAACTGCAACGCGGCGGAATCCTCTCTCCGGAGCAAGCGAATGCGCTGGCCCCGGTCCTCGGTCACTTGCAGCAAGGGACGCGGGACGCGCAGCAGTTTGGCCTCGCGCTCTCCGCTGTCGAAGGGGAACAACTACAAGGGATGGTCGGGGCCTTCACGCGCCTGGGGCAACTGCTGCAAGGCGTCGTGCTGCAATTCTTGGTTGAGATCGCGCCCTACGTCACGGCCGCGGTCAACGGGTTCCTGGACTGGCTGACCGCTGGCGAAGGGGTCCGCGGGATGGTCTCCGGCGTGATGGGCTACCTCCAAAGCATCGGCGACTTTTTCGCGGGCGCGTATCAGTTGATCGAGCCCGTGATCGAGACCGTCGGCTGGCTCGTCCAAGGTTTTGCGGACTTGATGTACCAGGCCCTGGAAGTCACTGGCGTACTGGGGCTCATCAATCAAGGGATCGAATACGTCGGGCAAGTCTGGGACGGGATCTGGATCAGCATCAACGCGAGCATCCTCTCCGTGCAGATGCACGTCGAGCAGTTCATGGGTTGGTGGACCGGGGCGCTCGCGACCGTCCTGGAGCAAGTCGACCGACTCACGGGGGGCACATTGGGCCAGGAGGCCCGCGGCCTGGCCAACGTCTTTAACCGCGGGGCCCAGGAGCACGCCCAGGAGTTGGCCGAAGCCATGAGCGGGACGCTGCGTCGGGACTATCCGGCCCAGCTTCGCGAATGGACGGCCGCGTTTGAGAACGGGGCCGCGGCCGAAGCCGAGGCCCGCGCAACGACCGTCAACACACTCCGCGAGCAGCTCGCGACCGAGAGCCAGAACGCGACCCGCGAACTGTCCTCTGCCGGCGGTGCGCGGGGGGCCGGTGCGTCGAGCCCGCTGGCCGCGCTGGAACGGGGTTCCGCCGAGGTCTATCGGATGCTGGCGAGGCTGGAGAACAACGACCGGGAGAGCGCGGCCAATCGCCAACTCCGCGAGAGCCAGCGGCAGACGCGGCTTCTGGAAGACCTCGTGCGGGGCGTCAGTGACAGCGGCCTGCAAGTCGCGTCGTTGTAGGGTTTCGCGTCCCGGGAATCACGGGAATTGAGAGCCACGAAAGACACGAAAGTCACGAACACATGGCCGTCCTGCGGGTGCAACGGATCTGGGACGGGAGGCAGGGTTCCCGCGGCGACGACGGGGAGCGGACCTACGCCGCCACGTTCCGCGTGTTGACCGACGACCCCAGCGACGACGCCGCCCAAGTTCTGGCGACCCCCGCGATCCCGAAGGTCGGCGATGCCTACCGCACGCTTTCGCACGTCGATTTGAAAGCCCTCTGCCGGCGGGTCAACGCCAGCCAAGGCGAGGACCGGCAGCTCTGGCAAGTCACGGCCGAGTACAGCACGAAGAGCGGCAAGGACAAAGACGGCGACGAGAAAGCCCCGGGCTCGGACAACCCCGATCCCACACTCAGGCCCCCGAAGTGGGCGTGGTCCAGCGAACCCTACGAAGAAATCATGGAACGCACGGCGGACGATCCCGCGCGCGCGGTGCTGAACTCGGCTTACCAGCGATTTGAAGATCCCGTGATGCGCGAAGCGGGGCGCGAGGTCCTGACGATCACTCGCTTCGAGCGGCGCATTGAGCGCGCCCGGGATCGAACCTTTGCCTACAAAGTCAACGGCGCACCGTTTCAAGGCTACCAGCCACGCCAAGCCCTCTTGCTGCCGATCGCGGCCACGCCGCACTACGAAAACGGCGAGAGATTCGTCGAGAAGACCTACACGATCAAGTTCAAGACGCCGGATTGGGACGCGCACATTCTCGATCAAGGACGCTGCGCGTTGGACTCCTCTGGGCCCGGGGCCAATCTCGTCCCGATTCGCGACCGGGAAACGCAATCGCCTGTGGCCGAACCCGTGCTGTTGTTCGCGGGCGCGCCCTTGCAGCGAG